ACGCAAAGGCGCAGCCAAGGTCAAATTAGAAGCAGATCAAGCTAGAGATGATTGGAAGAAAGAAAGAGATGCAATACACCAAGCACATGAGAACGAAGTCAAAAAAATAGTGCAAGCCAATTTAAATTATTCAAAAGCAGTTAAAAAGATTGAAGAGAAGTATGAACAAGATAAACTAAACATAACAAACGCCAAGAAAGAGCAAGTCAAACAATTGGTGCGCAAAGCAAAACACGATACAGATGCTATTGATAAAATCTTAGAACAAGAACTTGGAATAAAAAAAGTATAATATATTTGACATAACACAATTACTGTGTTATACTTGATCAACAACTTACCGTAATGGAGGGCAAATGAAGTATTTACTCGTTGGAATGTTACTAACTTATTCAAACCCGGCTATAGCAGGACCACAATTCTCAAACCTAAAAAAAGGGGATAAGGCACCGTTCGATGGAAGGCTTCTAAATAATGAAGCTATTTCTAAATTAATCGTCGAAAACCGGCTAAAATTAGAACAATGCGATGTGCAGATAGACTATCAAGTAAAGAAAGCAAAAGCCGAAGAAAAGTATAAGTATGATCTTTTAACAGCTAAATGTGAAGCTGCCGATGAAAGACTCAATGATATTATTGAGATCAGGAACGATAGAATAAAAGAACTGCAAAAACAAATTAAACCTTCTAGAAGTAATTGGTGGTTTGTTGGTGGCTTCGCTGCCGGGGTTGCAACATCAATAGGTATATTTAGGACAGTTAAATGAAAAGCAAAGATCCAGATTATGCAATCAAAGTTGAGAAAGCGATTGCCGAGAAATACGGCACAGATACGGTGCAGAACCCCAAAGGTTCTTGGGATGATGAAAAAGAAAAAAATTACCTTGATAGCTTAAAGAAAATTCAATCCTCTGATACTGAAGAAGCTGAAGTTTTGGTTAACGGAGTTTTTGTCTCTAGGAAACTACTTAAAAGAGAATCGAAGCGTTCTTGCCCGGTTTGTAACACATATTCCTTTAAATCAAACGACGATGTGTATATGTCAAAGTTTGACTGCTGCGAAAAATGCTACATTCAATGGGTCGAGGATCGTGAAGATAGATGGAAACAAGGATGGAGACCTAACAATGAAACTAACAGCTAAACGATTAAAGCAAATTATCCGCGAAGTCATGGAAGAGAGCACTGCGTATGATGCCACACAACAACGTGATATGCAATACATATATGATAACGACCCTACAAAATCCATGCCTTCAAACCCCGCTACTAAAATAGTAAATAACATAAATAAAGAACTTCAGAGGCTTAGAGATGCAGCCGATGCAGGCGATAAGACTGCTCTTCAACGGTTGATTGATCTCCAAGGAAACATGGGCATGCCCTTCGGCCAATAAGGATAATAATTAATAATAGAGGTTTAATAAATGGCTAATTCAAATATTTTAGAAATTGTACAAGGCTTATCGCAAGCAGCAGCTAATGCATATGATGGGGTGCATGATAAAAGAACATCATATGATGGAGAAGAGCGTCGTATTGGATTAGCACGGGAAGAAGGCTGTCCAATTATGGATAAGCGTGTTATGGACGGCTTCAAGATTAAATTTTATGGTAATCGCGTCTGTATACATTATCAAGCAGATATCAAATTAAAGCAAATCTATGCTGGTAACTTTGAGTCTGAAATGGAAAGCATGATTAATAAAATTAAAAACTTTCTCCAAAAAGAATATAAGGCAATCACAGGAAACTCGATAACCCTTTCAAAAGATGGTGAGATTTCTATTTTAGCCACGTCTGTCTCCAGAGTTAGGAGCTTTGTTCAAGCCCATCAAATTTTTAAAATTTCTGGCATTCAAGAAGATCCAGATGCCGGCGGATCAGAAAACAGAACCGTTGATGATGCGATTAGAAACTTTTTAGAGTTGAACAATAACAATAAGAGACCATCAAACGATACTAGGAAATAATGGCTCGTTTTAAGCTTTCAAAGCAAGACATAATAAAAGAAATCATTAAATCCGGCAAAGATTCCTCCTACTTTATAAATAATTATTGTAGGATTAGTCACCCCATGCATGGACTAATACAGTTTAAAACTTTTCCGTACCAGAATGATTTATTGAATAATTACAATGATTTTAGATTTAATGTAATACTAAAAGCAAGGCAGTTGGGGATTTCAACAATCACCGCTGCTTATTGTGTTTGGTTCATGCTTTTTCATAAAGAAAAGAATATTGTTGTCCTTGCAACCAAGTTTAGCACAGCAGCCAACCTTGTAAAGAAAGTAAAGAGTATGATGAAGAATCTTCCTGACTGGATGAAGGTCGCTCAGATTGATGTGGACAACAGAACCTCGTTTGAATTATCAAATGGATCAATTATTAAAGCCGTACCTACTTCTGAGGATGCAGGTCGTTCGGAAGCTTTGTCCCTGCTTGTTGTTGACGAGGCAGCGCACATAGAAAAAATGACTGAGATATGGACTGCTGTTTATTCTACTCTTGCAACAGGTGGTCGCTGTATTGCGCTGTCTACACCAAAAGGTACTGGTAATTGGTTTCACAAAACATACACAGGCGCTGTTGATGGAGACAATGAATTTAATCCTATTAAATTAATGTGGGATGTACACCCCGAAAGAGACGTAGAGTGGTTTGAAAAAGAAACTAAAAATATGTCCAAAAGACAGATTGCTCAAGAATTACTTTGTAATTTTAACACGTCCGGAGACACAGTGATACACCCGGATGACTTGACTTGGATTCACAAGTGTATTAAAGATCCAGACTATAGAACTGGACACGACCGCAACTTTTGGATATGGGAAAAATACCAAGAGGGCAACACTTACTTGCTTGTTGCAGACGTTGCCCGTGGAGATGGCGGAGACAACTCTGTATTTCACGTTTTAAAACTAGAAACAATGGAAATTGTAGCCGAGTACCAAGGCAAGCCAAATCTAGACATGTATGCTCAAATGTTATATTCTGCTGGATGCGAATATGGTAATTGCTTATTAGTGGTTGAGAACAACGGTATAGGCATCTCAATACTTGAAAAGCTAATAAGTCTAGGATATCAAAACTTGTATTACTCTGTAAAGGCAACTCATGAATTCGTGTCTCAAATTCAAGGCGAGAACATGAACAATGCAGTTGCTGGATTTACAACGTCAACAAAAACAAGACCGCTAATTGTAGCCAAGCTAGAAGAGTTTATTAGAAATAAGATGATAAAAATTTATTCTTCTAGATCTTTCCATGAATTTAAAACATTTATATGGAATAACGGAAAACCACAAGCAATGCGAAGTTACAATGACGACTTGGTCATGGCGCTTGCTATAACTTGTTGGGTCAGAGATACAGCTTTACAAGTTAATAAAAAAGAGCAAGAATATAAGAAAGCTATGATGAATTCAATGTATTTGAATACAACAAAACTAAATACTACTATAAACGGCATGAATGGTTTCTCACAAACACAAAAGCAAAAATATAAAGAAGAGATACAGCAAACGAAAGATTTTTTATGGATTTACAAAGGATAATATAAATGGCTAAAAAATATAAAAACAGGGGCAAGAACCCATATAATGAAACAAATGATCTTTTTAGGTCTTTAACGAAGTTGTTCTCTGGTCCAATTGTTAACAGAAGGACGCAGACTGGTCGCCAGCTAAGAAGAAGACATTTAGATATATACGCTAGCAAATTTAGGTCAGCGTCTGGAAAGCAATTTAAGAAGACAGAATACAATCCTATGAATGTATTAACTGCCAATATGATTTCTAACCGCAATAGGTCGGAACGTTATGTTGATTTTGATGAAATGGAGTATGAGCCAATCATCGCTTCGGCTCTAGATATATACGCAGATGAAATGACAACCTATTCAGGCCTGAATCCCATGGTCAAAATAAAGTGCCCTAACGAGGAAATAAAATCAGTATTGCACTCTTTGTATTTTAATGTATTAAATATCAATCATAATTTGTTCGGCTGGTCTCGGACTATGTGCAAATACGGCGACCTATTTTTATATTTAGATTTAGATGAGCATGCTGGTATTAGAAGTTGTATAGGTATACCTTCCCAAGAAATTGAAAGATTAGAAGGCGAAGATGATACAAACCCAAACTATGTACAGTATCAATGGAACTCGGCGGGCATGACTCTTGAGAACTGGCAGGTAGCCCACTTCAGAGTTTTGGGTAACGATAAGCATGTTCCATACGGAACTTCTGTGCTTGAGCCTTGTCGTAGAATCTGGAGACAATTGACACTTCTGGAAGATGCTATGATGGCATATCGTATTGTTAGATCACCAGAGCGCCGAGTATTTAAAATTGATGTTGGCAATATTGCTCCACAAGACGTCGAGCAGTACATGCAGAAGGTCATGACACAGATGAAGCGCCATCAAGTTGTAGATCCAAAGACTGGTCGTGTTGATCTGAGATACAACCCCTTGTCAATCGAAGAAGACTATTTTATTCCTGTTCGTGGCGGCACAGCATCAGAGATCACAAACCTCGCCGGTGGCCAATTCACAGGAACAGTAGAAGATGTTAAGTATCTTAAAGATAAATTATTCGCTGCTTTAAAAATCCCCCAGACCTATCTCACTATGGGCGAGGGAGCAAAAGAAGATAAGACCACTCTTGCACAAAAAGATATTCGTTTTTCCAGAACAATCCAGAGATTACAAAGAGTTGTTATTTCAGAGTTGGAGAAGATGGGAATCATTCATCTTTTTACACTTGGCTACAGGGGTGATGATCTTCTTTCTTTTTCACTTCACCTTAATAACCCATCTAAAATCGCAGAGCTTCAAGAACTTGAACACTGGAAAGCAAAATTCGAAGCAGCAGGCGCTGCAACAGAGGGCTACTTTAGTAAGCGTTGGGTTTCTGAAAATATGCTGGGTATTTCTGAAGAAGAATTCCTTAGGAACCAAAGAGAGATGTTCTTTGATAAAAAGCTAGCATCGCAACTCGAAGGAGCAACAGCAGCCGGTGACGCTGGTGGTGACGCTGGTGGAGGAGGCCTAGGAGACCTTGGTGGCGGTGGCGCTGGTGGCGGTCTAGGTGACTTAGGAGACCTTGGCGGTGGCGGCGA